GCCGATCCCTCGAATAATCTGATTTGCCGCAATAACGCACAGGGCCATGCTACGTTACTGGTAAGGTCAATTGTATCACAAATAAATAAATGTCAAGCATAAAAAAAGCCAGAGTGTTTTAAGTTCTGGCAAGAGAGGAGTATGAAAAGTGCTATCTCTAGCACCAAATACCTATATCATATTATCGCCTCATCATTGCTTGTTTTTTAGCTAGATCTTCAGCGTTTCTAGCGGCGATATATTCAACAGTTGTCATCTCAGCATAGTTCTTAACGTTCCTTGGAACTCCTCCAGCAGCACCATTGAGTGGCTTGATCGGAGTTGGAGCGTTAGACTTAGCCCTTGGAGCGCGGTTAATGATTTCCGCTAACTTCATGCCAGCAGCGATAGGATTGTCAAGCCCAGCAATTTCATACGCGACATCTAGATTGCGGCCAAGCATATAGGCAATCTCTGGACCATTATCTAAGCCCAGTAGAGCTTGTCGGATAGTAGGATTCTGCGCTAATCTTGGATCTGATATGATGCCTTCGATGACAGTATCGTAATCAGCAAACTTGGCTCTTGCCGCTGTTTCTGCTATTTCTAGCTTCGCCTGTGCAGCCATAGCGGTTTGCGTTGCCGCACGTTGTTCATATTCTGCCGCAACTGCTGCTTTGGCTTCTTCAACAGCAGACACTCTAGTATATTGAAGCATTGCGTCCATATACCGTGGGTCATATTGTCCTCCAGCAAAGTCATTAGGGTCTGGTGCTGCTAACTTTGACGCTTGAGATTCATTCTTCGGAGCAAACTGTTTAAGCATCTGCTCCTGTTGTTCAAGCAGCTTTTCAAGTCTTTCCGATTGCCGACGAGCTTCATGCTTATCCCTGGTGAGTTCGTCAATACGCTTTTTGTACCATGGATCTTTCTTGTCAATAGTTTCTTCAGAATCCTGTGCAGTTTCTTGCGCTTCAGGTTCCTCGCTGTCCAGCAGAGTCGGATCAAGCGCTTCCGTTGTTTCCAAGATAGCTTCTGGTTCATTAGCAATCTCTGGTACTACTTGTTCATCACTCATTACTTTCTTCTCCTGGCTTTTCTTCGCCGGTTAATGCGCCGATATTCGGCTTTCTAGTCATACTCCCTGCTGGATTTCTTGAACGTCCAGCGCGTCTTTGTGCTTGTGGCTGTGATGGTTGAGGCTGTGCCATTGGAGCCATTTGTCCTTGATGTACGCCAGGAGCTACTGATTCCTCCATCTGCTCAAACTCCATGTTCTCTTCTGGCAGTTCTTCAGCGCCCATGCCCATCATCATCATTAAGTTTTGTTGTACGGCAGCTTGTAATTGCGCGTCCGTCATCATCAGCTTGCCTTCTACGTCAATACGCTTGGTCTGTGAGTCAAACCATTCACGCTCTGCACGTTGAATCTCTAGCATCTTGTCGCCCTGTGCGGCTTGAAGCTCTTGGCTGAGATGCTCCATCTGATTAGCCATCTGCTCCATCATCTGTTGTGCTTGAATAACCTGTGGATCTACCTTTGTGCCATCAGCGGTTGGCTGTAATTGTGGCGGCAATAGAGCTTGCAGACGCTTGGAGATCTCTTCTGCTCCGGGCCAGTCCATGTTCTTCATCATCAGATCGCCAATGGTCTGGAATAGCGCAGGATTAGCTTGGGTTAACGCCAGCATCATGTTAGCTGCTTCATCGCGTTTAGTTGCATAGCTTGGTCCAGAATCACAGACAACGTCATACTCACCGATAGTCGGGTTATAGATAGAATCTATCCCTGGATTATCTGTGTACATTGATGGCTGTGGCAGATTAGGATCTAAGTTCACGCTCTTTGGCGAGCCATCTTCACCAAGGATTCTTGCTACTCTTGGCTGGTCATAGACTTTTGGGATCATGTCAACAATGATCCTACCGATCTGACGGATAGATCTATTCAGATTGTCCTGGTAATGGAAGTTTCCGGCTTCTGACTGCTTCTGACGCAGCATGAGCGCACGACCAGAAGTCTCATTGGATTCACCGCCAAGAGATGGCTGATAAATGCCCATTGATTGCATAATATCGTTTTCAGCCAACTGGATAGCTTGCATAATCGCAGAGCTTGCCTGTGGCGGTTGAGATCTCTGTGGAGGACCAACTGGCGTACCAGCGATAGAGACTGGATCATATTCGAGATAGGACAATGATTCCTGGTTAGCTCTTGCCCAGTTAGGATCTGTCTCAAACTGACCAGCAACACCAATGAACGGAGCCTTTGGAGCAAGCGCAACATTCTCAGCATTAGCTGACAAGTAATAGTTGTATAGTCTCTGTGCGTCTTTAGCGTTGCGAACAAGACCAGAGATGTAGCGTTTGCCTTGTAGCCAGACTTCATGTCCGATTACTGGCACAACTGGAATGTACTTCGTTGGCAGTTCTGAACGCTCTAGCACTACAGAGCCAGTGACTTTACACCACATACAACGTTTAACGTCTGCCGTTCTACTGCGACCAGTCTCAGGATCATTAATTTCCTGTTCTTCATGCTCAATATAATAATACTCAGCTACGCGCACTGAATCCTTGGAGTACCAGCCCTGCATGTCTCCATTGCCAGCATCATCAAACTGCGTAGGATCTACATCAGGATATTGACGCTTAAAGTCTTCCTTCGCAATCTCTTCAGCGATAACACACCATTCTGCATCAGATCCGTCTGGACTCTTGCTATGGTTATCGTAATAAACCTTGAACGGATCAGGAATGCGGTCAATGAAGATCTCTTGATCAAATGATGTGTCGGAGGACCAGTCATTGCGAACGCGAATATAACCAAGGCCAGTGTCTACTTGCCATTCGACCGCCGTGTCATATGCGATAGACGCATTACTATTATCTTGGATATGACGCACTAGACCCATTAAGACTTCTGCTGTCTCTTGATCAGCGCCATCATTTACTGGACGTATGCGAACGCTTGGCGTGTTCTGTCTGATCTCATTAACCACTCGATCTCTGAACTGCAATAGCCGATTGACTACCAGCATTGGCCGTTCTTTTCCTGGCCGATTGCGGTCATACTTTGCTGCTTCAGGCCATTGATCGCCAAGACGAGCAAAGCGAATGTCATCTAACCGCTCTTGTCTGTTCTGAGCCTCAAACTCTACTGCGCTAGAGAATCGCTTACGGATCTCATTCAGCAACTTCTCATCAGGCTCTTCCGCTGGTTCGTTGATACCAATGGAATTAAAGATTGAATCATCGTCTAGGTTCATAGTAATACCAATGGTTAATTCATCCAGCTACCAGCAACACCAGTGTCACGCTCTTTGCGCCTTTTAATATTATCATTCTTCAGCATGTCAATACACGTTGAAAGATAACGGAAAGCATCAGCGCCATGAGAGTATTCATCATGCAATGGCCCTCCTGGTTGCTGCGTTGTTGAGTTGATCGAGCGCCGATAGCGCTTGAGACATTCTTGTAAGCGTTTAGTGTTGGTCTGATCCATCCAGACATGCGGTAATAACATGCGCGATAACTTGATGCCGTGCTCAACATCGCCAACCGGAATGATCTCTACATCCCAGCCTTGCGCGGTCATGATCTCAGCCGCACTTTTGCCAGTCTTGTAGTCCTTTGCGACACCATCATGTGGTAGCCAGATCTTGCCCCAGTTGAATGGTAGCTTCTTTAGCTCTGAGCTGTACCAGTCTAGAGTCTGGAATGACTCTTCAATGTAATGAATAATCCTGCACTCTGATCCTGATCTCTGTGCAACAATGATGGTCATCGCATCATTCCAGCCGAGGTCAAAGATCGCATGTGCTTTGAGGAACGGGTCGTGCTTAACGTGGGTAATTCTGTGGTCGTCGATCATTGCTTGGAATTCTTCAGCGAAGATGGCCCCATCTACAACAGTCTTTGGCACACCCTCCCATATGTTGGAATATCCTTTGATATCGACATTGAGGCAATGCTGGCGTTCTTTTTCTAATACATCTGGAAACCAGGGATTGTCAGCGTAGTTTATTTTGACAATGAGCGAGTCAGGTGGGGTATTAAGTACAAATCGCTGATAGGTTTCGTCTGTGTCCAGGTCTGGATTGAGAGACACCCAGATTTCACTATTAGGAGCGCGAATAGTAGGAATAAGTATATCCCAGGACTTTTTAGATACTGTTTGAGCTTCTTCAATCCAGCATCTATCGCAGCCTTCAAAGCTCTTGATACTTTCAACGGTATGATTAGCAAGACCAGCAAAAGAAAACGTAGAGCCGTTAATGCCAGTGATCTGTGTTTCTGTGACATTGTAGAACTGTCCGAGGTTTAAAGCCTGGATCTGATCGACTAATAGCGTATGAACAGACTGCTTGATGGACTTCTGCACTTCTCTAGCGCATAAGATCCGCAATGGAGATTGAGCTGCTTGGATTAGTAAAGCTCTAGCAAATGCCCAGGACTTGCCAGAACCTCGACCGCCATAAGCTACTTTATAACGATATGGCTGAAATATACCATTGAGCTTCTTTGGAAAGCTGGCTGTGGTTTCAGTCAAACTTCACCTTGATTGAATGTTGAACTGGACCGCCGTCAGCGCCAGTTAATTCCATATTATGAACCTCTTTCCATTTGCCTCTTGTTTTTAACCAAAAGAAAGTTGCTGCTGGTGTTGTTCCAGAAGTTGCCATTTTGAATAATGTTTGTGCAACCTTAGAGTTAGCTTCAACCGTTGATAAATCCAATTCTCTTCTAAAATGTTTTCTTAATGTTTTTGGATCAATCTCAATTACAGCCGCTATTTTATCTTCAGGCACACCATAAGCGCACATGGCAGAAACTGTTCGCCTCTGTTGTTCTGTTGGTTTAAACGGAGGATTGCTCATGCTTTATAGGCGGGAAGTTGAGATCTCATTAAATTCTTCACCAGTTAATTCTAGAACAGCTTTCTTGCCGGTAAAATCCTGCCAGCGCTTTATGATGACATCGCAGAACTTGGGATCATATTCCATGATGAAAGCATCAAGTCCATGCTTTTCGGCAGCGATCAAAGTTGAACCACTGCCACCAAAGAAATCAGCAATAGTTTTTGCTGATAACTTAAAGCGCTTGATAATCCATTCCATCAATGAGACAGGCTTCTGGGTTGGATGGACTCGGTTTGTTTTTTCAGACGCTTTGGTAAATTGTCTAACCACGCTTCTGAAATTTGCCCATGCAAGTTCACAATCTGTTTGATCGGATTGTCCATTGTCCTTATCCCAAACAAGCCAGCATTCACTATCAGGAAGCGCAGAGCAGTAATAGTTTGCTCCCCACCAGATCTGCTTGGACTTCGGGTAGAGGCCATAAATCAAACGGAACGCATCCTTGGCGATATCTGGATTGTCATCCCCAATAATATCTGTCTTGTAGTTCTTGGAAAGGACTCCGCTTTTAGAGACAGCATTCATTCCGTATGGGGGATCGGTATGAATAAGATCTGGTGTCGCTCCATTCATGAGCTTCTCAACCGCATCAATGCTAGTAGAATCCCCACACATCAGCCTATGGTTTCCTAAGATCCAAACATCGCCAAGTTTTGTTACTGGTTCATCTGGCGTTTCTGGAACAGCATCTTCGTCGGTTAGCCCTTCTGTTTCTTTTTCTGGAAAAATATCTTCTAATTCTTTTTCATTAAAACCCAGAAGGTCAAGATTAAAATCTAACTCTTTAAGCTCTTCTATTTCTATTTGAAGCATTGCAATATCCCAGCCAGCATTTAACGCCAGCTTGTTGTCGGCAATAACGTATGCTTTCTTTTGGGCTTCAGATAAATTGCTTAATGTAATTGTTGGGACATCAGAAATGTTTAGCTTTTTTGCGGCTAACAATCTTCCATGCCCAGCAATTATTCCTGACTGATCATCAACTAATATCGGATTAGTAAAACCAAACTCTTTAATGCTTGATGCTATTTGAATAACTTGCTCATCAGAATGAGTCCTAGAGTTTCTTACATAAGGAATCAGTTCTTTTACAGAACGATAAGCAATAGACAGTTTAGGCATCATTCATCCTCAGATCTTTCTAACCAAAGTTCACAAGTATCTGTCAATGTCTTGGGTTCTGGTCCGACATCCAATAGACTATTAACAACGCAATAGCCATGGCCGAAACAAGTTCGATTTGGCTCAAAATATTCACAATTAGAACACTCTTTTTTCAAAATCATTTAACTTAGCCATGTAATGCTTGGCTTTCTCTAGATCGTAAGACTCGCCAGGTTTTGAGTTGTTTCGCATAATATGTTTGATTATACAGCCTTTGAGATAGCCTGAGAATTCTTCTGCTGTCAAGAGTAATTCCATGACATCCCAGGGTTGAACTGCCATGCGCTTGTAATGATCGCCACCGGCTTGATGTTCGTCGATGTCTCTAGCACCATCGCCTCTTTGTCCAGCAGCCCAGATCAAGTATTCTGATTTAGTCATCGTATTTGGTCCCATTGCAAAGGAGTTACGTCATTTAAGCTGACTCTTGTATCAGCTTGCGCTGTTAATGTTTCTTTTACGAACACACCATTGGCCTGGAGAGTGCCGCGCCTGTCCTTAATCTCATTGTAAGCCGATTCTAGGCACGAAAGTAAATCTAAGCGTTCCATGTCGGCTAAGATAATTAAAACGACTAGCGCGTCTCCTAGACCGTCTATCACCCCATCGCGGTCCTTCTTGATCAGTGCATCGCATAGCTCGCCGACTTCTGACACTAACTTTAGCGCCTGGACCTGACTGCTAGAGTTTGGAATGATCTGTCTAGCTTCTGCCCAGCGTAGGACGTCTAGTTCTAATTCTTGAAAAGATGGCATTATAAACTCCTCTTTTTTTTCCAGTTGTCATTCATCCAGGCACTAGCACGTTCTTTCTGCAAGCACCCGCAGGATTGTGATTTATTGTTTAAGACGTTCTGAGCAAGAACGGACTTGATTTTTCCGCAGCGACACTTGGCGACAACGACCTGTTTGCGTTGACTTCCAAAGATCCG